GTGGTTTTGTGTGACTCCCATACCAGAGATGGCTCTGGGGTCTTACACGAAAGATATAAAAATATAGATATTGAAATTGCAGAGACCAAGAGGCGTCTCAAAAGGTTAATAAACCTTCGAGAAAACCCCATATATACTCTCATAATACCAAATTCTGAGTTTTCACTCAACTGTATGGACATGTTTGATAGTATATATCTCGAAAGGAGGGAATATTTAGACAGATGGATCTTCACCTTAGAACTTACGAAGTGGGAGGAGCTAAAAGCAACTCTTTCCTTTGTGCGTTCAACTATAGAGGTCCTTTTCCACCAGTTATTTGATGAAGTTAGAAAAATAGACGTGAAACATTTCCAAACATTTATGTTGGATGTTCACAAATTTCATAAAGCTAATTTCGTTAGATGTGCTAAGTATTGTACCGCTTGGCCAATGGCCAAGTTCCTTAGGAATGACTTACCTAAGGAACCTGAGGGTTTCTCGACACTTGGTTTAAAACCTTTAATATTTAAGGGTAAAATATACCAAATTTTGAAGAACAGGCTTATGGGGGGAGGAAAAGATTCCTCTCTTGGTTACCGCACTAAGGTCAATAAGAAGAACCTTACGTTATGGTGTTCTTACCTTCTTGGAATTAAGCGGGGTTGTGCGACTGTGCCGAAAAGTTATGTTGATTCGGCTTATTATGACCATTATTAGGTCATGCAGCGCGAGCCCTTTAGCTCTCTCGAAGGAGACACCCTCGAGGATTTTAAGGAAAATTTTGAATCATATGCCAAACGATTTGTTTGCAAGTTTAAAGGCCCATCACCACGGCTGTATGAACCGAGCACTTCTGCCGGTTGTAGTGCGCCGTTTGCAGATGGAGGACAACGGAAAGTTATACGTGAAGGTTTTATGGAAAATAGAGGATTCTGGCGCGTAGATTACGAGTCAACTAATCCTGCCAAAATCTTTCATGGTGTAACCGAAAAATTAAGTTTCCGATTGGAATCTAATGACCTTGTCGCTATGAAGGAGAGATCACCTGGAGAGCTACATAGCTTTTACGGGGAGTCTGCTCCAACCTTTAAACAAGCTATGGCAAAGTACTTGGAACTCAACCCTAATCGACACCTTCCTTTAGGAGTCAATGGTATGGATAATATATGGGCCGAAACATATGCGATCCCGGAGCCTTTAAAGGTCCGAATGATCACTAAAGGCGAACCCTATCCTTATTGGATTAGTAAATTCTTTCAAAAGGCAATGTGGGACTATCTAAGGAAGTATGAGATGTTTCTTTTAATTGGAGAAAAGCTCCAGTTGAGACACCTCCAAAACATGGTTTATAGAGCCGATTCTATCGGCTTCAAGTTTGACTCGTTTGTGAGCGGAGATTACTCTGCTGCTACAGATAAGTTAAATATAAACTTTACAAAAATTTGTTTTGAAGCTTTCCTTTCCCGCACAAATTATTCCTTTGATTTAAAGAATCTACTAAGAAGAGTGCTATATGAGCACAATATAGATTATCCAGAATATACAAAAATTCCTTCAGTACTTCAGAAGAATGGTCAACTTATGGGATCTCCGCTATCTTTCCCTATCTTGTGTATGTGTAATATGATATGTTATCACATGTCACTTGAAACATACCTAGGAAAGAAGGTAAACTTTTTTGATTTACCCGTTTTGATTAACGGCGATGATATCCTGTTTCCATCAAATCCCGAGTTATACTCTGTATGGCGTAATAACGTAGCTGCGGTAGGTTTTGAATTATCAGTGGGCAAGAACTATATTCATTCTAATGTCCTCACAGTTAACTCCGAATGTTTTGTTTACCATTATGGTTCTAAATCTTTTACTAAGATGAAGTTTTTGAATTGTGGTCTCTTGACCGGACAATCTAAGAAGGGTGGCTCTGCCTCCCTCCGATCAGACCAAACTATAGATTCAATCTACAATGAACTGATCGAAAACTCACCTAATAAGATTAGATCTCATCAAAGGTTCTTATTCTATTTCAAGGAAATTATCCCTAAGTACACCAAAGCTGGTGATTCTTATCTTAATCTTTTTATTGATAGGAATTTAGGAGGTTTAGGCTTCAAGAACGATGAAGTACAGGTAAAGTTTACCAAAACTCAACGTCTCTTAGCTGCTTATCTAGAATATGACATAAAGGAGAAACTAAGTAAGGGATCGACAAAGTTTAGTCGATTTAAAATTATAAAGGATGTATATAACTCTACACCTCTTTCAAAATCATACCAGAAGGTACTCTTAAAGTCAAAGTACCAACCACTTAACATAGGCGACTCTAAGTTTCAAAGTCCTGATCCCTTATTTAAGGGTATACTTCGAGAACAAAACTTTACTAAAGACATGTTCAATGACAAGCAAGGGACTCATGTGGATTACAAAGTTGTATTACCGCATATACCTTATAAGAAACTTAAAGCTGTTTGCAATGAAAAACATATCTATCCTATTTCATCCAACAGTCGATTATTAGACTGGCCTTTGGAGTTAATTTCCACCAAAAATCACGATCTTCTGTACGATATTTCGTATCATAACACTCTTGACGGAAACACAATAAGTGATTCCGTCTAGAGCATTAGAAGGATCATGGGTGTGAAAGTAGGTAATAATAAGACCAAAGTTAATAACTCTTCGAATAAGAAGAGCCCACAACAGCATAAGAAGAGAAAGGAATCTTTCTTTTCGGGGCCACCTGCCCCAATCAAAGTGACATTACCCGGTTTCAATAACCAGTTGTCGACAGCCGCAAAAACTTATAAGGCGGCTCTATTAGAACCTTTCTCTGACGCAGCTATTGGTTGCAGAGTTCCGGACCAATATTTTTGTCCAACTGTAACATACGCTGTTAGGGAATTTATCACTGTTAAGGTCGATTCCAGTGGGAACTTCGATTGTGTACTTTGTCCTAATCCGTGCTTTGTAGCTTATTCTTCTCGTAATTCTATTGCGAATGGAACTAGCATGACCATGAAAAATGGCTCAACTTATCCTAATGCACAATATACTAACCCTACATCTTCACTCGCTAACAAATTATCTAGTTATCGTGTGGTTTCATGGGGTGTCAGAGTGAGACAAACTCAATCAATTAACGTTACCCAAGGTACCTTAACAGCAGCATTGTTTGTTCCAAAAGATGGGATTTTACATCCATCTGCAGGCACATCCAGTGCTCCGATAGGTTCACAAACTGCAACTGGTGCCAACTGGTCAGGACAGACCTTGGCCGATTATATACGAGACGCAGGTCTACCTTTAGACGCGGCTAACCAAGTGATTGATTTGGGATCTCTAGTTGATTTCCCTTATCATATGCGTGCATCATGTGTGAATGCTGCTGAGAACACTTATGAGATTTCTCCCAAGGTTTGCTCTCCTACAGCATTTCATTTCCGTGACACCACTGATTCCGTATTTGGAACAGACATCACTGGTCAGTCTTCTGTTTCTTATATACAACCAGGTGATTCATCTTATTTACTTCTAGATGGCTGGACTAATGTCGTGATTGGAGGTACCGGTTTAGTTGCTAACTCAACCGGTGCTGTCGATCTCGAAATTATCTATAATATAGAGGGCAATCCCTTTATATCTATAGGATCTTCTACTGGAACCTATGGCTCTGCTATTGCGGTAGCTACAGGTGTAAAATCCATATGTGATCCTATAGGGGCACTACTTGCCCAAGCTTCTCTAGATACTGCTCCTGGCTTCAAACTATTGAACCTAGCACGTGCTGGCTTCCGAGCTTTCTCGGGAGGGGATTAATTATTAACTTGTTCACATACTTAAGTTATTTCTTAAGTAAGGGGATGTTTGGGGAATCATATATCTCGGCCTTGTAAGGTGAATTCCTTATTGGGTCCTCGACATTTTGTGGGAAATTATGGTCACT